ATCTTTTCTTGTAGTTGCGCATAGGTCTTTAATTAAAAAGTCAACGTCATAGTCATTCTCATACGGTATCATTAATTTTGGACGGTTGAATGTTTTATCCTCCGGGAAATTAGGGTGACTCACTTGCCACTCTAGTAAATCTATAAACTTTTGAATTGCTGCCGTTTTGGATATGTTAACTCTTGATATTTCGGTTCCATGCTCGTCAGTTGTTTCTCTAAATTCTGAACTCTCTTTATGTAAATCTCCAGTTGAACGACAGCCTACAAAATGAGAAGATCCTAAACCATTGAATTTATTATCATTTGAATCTCTGCCTCCGTCCTGAATTAATTTAACTTGAATCTGTCCATAACCTAAATCTCCAACTCCAAAGTCGCAGTTAGCACTTCTGAATACATCTGCTATGTATCGAGATTGGTCAATCTGATTCTCTTGAGGACGTCGTGAGATATAGGCTAATTGATAGCGTTTAGATTTACGCCAATGGATAATTATACTGATTACAGTTAAAGATCCGGCACTGGCTCCACTACCAAAATCGACTCCCATTAGGATTCTAACTTCATTTCCAAATAATGCTTTAATTTCTCTAATCTCCTCAACTGTTAATAATTTCATGTATCTGTAAGGGTTCATACAGTTCTTGACCATCTCCGGAGTAATTGGACGACGTTCTGCTTTGAAAAACTCTCCTTTACAGTGAGATAAGTAAATTGATTTTGGATTGTTAATTCTTTGCCATTCTATTGATAATTCAGGCTGAACTTTGTATTTCTCAACTGCGTCCCTAATGGTTAAAGGAATAGTGGCGAACATCTCTTGAGGCATGTGATAACCTCTATACTGTGTATTTTCAGGTTTTCTTGGAGTCCATCTTCCTGCTAGAATACTCTTTAATTCGTCCGGTTCATTAATGACGTTGCCTAAATTATCAAATTCTAATCTATCACGCCATAATGGATCTTCATATATCCATTCACGCTGATCTGTACGCTCCCACATCTCATTATATGGAGATCCGGCTTCACCTCCTATACCAAAGCAGTAAAATCGTCCATGAGTTTGAGATAAGGTGTAAAATGCTTTAGATAAGAATTGAACATCTTGATATTGTGCCTCATCTAGCATTAAAACTGATAATGATTTACCTTCTACTTTGTTATACTCATTCTCATCGGTCATAAGATATGCTATTGAGTCATTTAGTAATACAGTAGATCCAATGTTTGCCCTTCCTTTGCCGGGCATAAACTGTCTTAATTTACTATTTTGAATCATAGTTTGTTTTCTAAATCTCTGGAGTGAAAAGGCTCCCAAGTGGGCTTCATTATCTGCTACATATCCTGCCTCTACATTATCCCATGCTGTTATCGCATTTCCTAGAATATCAGAACAGGTTGTAGTTTTGAAGGTTTGACGTCCGTTTACGCACATAATATTCGGGTGATTATCCTCATAAAATTCGATATAAAATGGAAATAGGTCAAAGTGTCTAGGTTTACCGGCTACCAAAGGACGTGCTGCTTCAATCCATTCTAATTTATTTTGAGGTAAATCAGGCAGTTTAACTCCTAATTCATTAATGCTCATCTCATCTTCTAATAGACCATAAAATGGGATTTTTCTGTTAGGATCTCTCAAGGTGTTCTAATCTTTGGCATTTCATATCCTGTTTTAAGTTCAACTTGTTTCTCCATGATAACTCTAGTCATGTCATAGGCTCCGGATATGTACGGTTGCATTTCTGCGATTTTAGTTAGAATTGAGGCACGTTTGTAATTATCGGGTTCTGAATTGAATGTTAGCCATAGTTCATGCTCTATAACTTCCAATGTATTAATTCGGTCTAGATGTTGTTCAATTAAACCGTCATGTAATGCTATATTTTGTAATGTAGTTACTTTAGTGGTTTTAATTTCCTCTTTAAGATTATAATATTTGTTCACTCCCATTTCGTGATTTCTAGTTTTGAGATAAACTAGAGCCTCACGTTCACTCATTCTCATACATATAGTGTGTAAAACAAGTCTTTTTTCCTCCTCTTTTTTTTCAATTACCCTTTTACTTTTAGCCAATGGTTATACCTACTGCCAAACTTGCGTTAATGATTATTAAACTTTGGGTTAAATTGTCTTAATCCAAATTGAAAAGACATGAGTGAACCACCCCAAACCAAACATAATAGTCCCAATAATGAAGATTTTATCGCCTTCTTTCATATTCCCGGTATTCCATTAGCCACTACATGATATTCATTATACGGCTTTGGAGGATTGTATTTGAATCGGCATTTACATTCGCACTCCCATAATCCTTTACATCTTGGGTGATAGTCATGGTTTCTTTGAGTTTTAATCCTAACGTGATAACACCATTTACATAATCTCATAACTCTAGAATCTCTTTGAGTTTATTATGCCAAGGATAACCATGTGAAGGCACTTTGTAATTCTGGACATACTGTTTGATCTTTTCTAGTTTATCTGAATCGGTCATGTTACCATACTCACTATTTTGAAAGGTTCCTTCTGCTTCTTACGTCTAATGATTATACAGATATTACAGTATTTTTGTCTAGAAGATCTTTGAATAAACTCCTTTAAGCATTGGTGACAGGTTGCTTCATTCACGTTCTTGTAACCTTCCTTGTTTTTTGTCTTTATGCCTATATTGAGGATTCTTTGGTTTTACTAGTCCACATTCCAAACATTCCGGTCTTACTGATGAGTTTAATCCTTGACATTTAGGACATCTCCAATGAGGTATATCTGCTAGATGATTATATGGAGTCATTCTGGATCTCCAAAGTTTTGATCTGCAAAATTGTCTATGCCTCCTTCAAGAATCCAAATGAAATGACCTTTAACTATGTCCCATGCGATATAATCAGCCGTTTGGTGATCCATTCGTTCAATAATTGACTTTAATCTATTGATAATGACTCCCTGTTGTTTGTTAAACTCCTTTAATCTATCAATATCTTCACTCATATCAGTTTCACCTTATGCTTTAGATCTTCCCGGTTGTAGTTCTTTAGAGCCTCCTTTATGATTGATTTATCCTCTTTGTTAATATCCCTGTAATGTTTTCCCATTCCGTCCTTCTCATAGTGATCGAACATAACTTGAGTGCTATTTTCCTTCTTAAAGCCTGATAATTTCCTCATCTCATCTAAATTGTAAACCACCGGGACTTCATTACAGTATTTTTCAAATTTAGATAAATGATAGTCAAAATCTACTCTATTACAAGGATTCTCATTACCGTATTGAATTGAGGGTTTATCTATTTTCATAAACTCCTCTAGAGTAAATTGTCTATAATAGCCAAAAAACCAATACATAGACCATACTGCCTCTATTTTATCCCTGATTATTGCTATTGGATAGCATTTATCTTGAAATGGTTTGTAAGTAGGAATACAGTTGACGCTTGTAATATCTTCTGTTGTATGAATATCAGTAATGCCTTTTGTTTCCTGAAACCATTTGATTAAACTGTTTAGTCCACATTTTTGAAACCCACATAAATAAGGAGATAATTCTGTCATTCATCTGACTCCTGTAATTTTTCTTCTAATATGATTAATTGCCTGTATGCCGGATAAAATGGATCTGATTTATCAAGTGAGCCTCCCATTTCTGAATCAATAATCCATTCTTTAAGACATGATACGCATTCTTGTAAATTTTGCATTTCCTAATCTAAATTAAAAGGATTCACTAGATAAACAATTTGGAATATTTCGGCTGTTGTAAATCCTGATTTATAGCCATTATATCTAGCCATAATTTCCATTGTTTGTTCATTACGTTCTGCCGGTGGAGCCTGCCATTCAGATCTATACATCTCCATTGATTTCATCTTAATCTCTAATGTATCTGAAATGTCCACGAACATATTTGGTTTGAATATATCTCTTGATTGATCATTATCAGTGGATATTACTGCCTTGACTTTATTTTCCGGGTTTAATCTAGTTGCTACTTTCACGGCTGTAAACGTCCTTCTATGATCTTCATTTAGATCATTTCCATAATGAGTTATGATTAGATCCGGCTTGAATACTGCTATTTCATCTTCAACTATTTGATTAACCTCTAGTTGACTAATCATATCCATTCTCATATTTGGAGTATCATAGACTTGATAATCAGGGATTCCTATCAGTTCCATTGATAGTTCTAACTCTTTAAGCCGGGTTATTTCTCTCTCATTTGGATTCTTAACAGGTTTGAAAGGCTGTCCCGGTGTTCTGCGTCTTATTCCTACTCCATTATTCATGTAAATTGCTCGCATTTGATTATCATCATTATATCTTCCATTCTCATCAGGAGTGACTTGCTTTGACAATCTTGCTAGAGTTCCTGCGCAATAACATTCATCGTCCGGGTGAGCAAAAACGCATAATATTCTCATACTACTTTCAACTCCATAGCCTCTTTTAAGATTGGCTTTGAGTTCTTGACTATGTTAGTCACGTCCGGATCTTCTTTGATGAGGTTTGCTAATTCCTCCGGAGTTTCAACTGCTAGACAATTATATCCTTCCTTCCATATAGAATCTTCAATATTTACCCAATCTCTATGTAAAATTAACGCAGTATCGTGATGAATAGCCTCTAAAATACAATAATCAGTGCCTCCACCGTCCCGGACGTATTTAGCAAGATCAACTGAAAATTTAGCCGGGTTGAGAATCTTCTGCCTTGTTTCCCAATTCATATCGTATGCTCCTGTATTCTTTTTTCCTTTAGCCCATTTCTCAAAGCCTAATTCATTGAGAGTATGAAAAACGTAAATTAAATTGCGTTTACCCCAAATATCAATAGGATTTTCTAGCATAGCATTTGCCTTACAGATTATATCCTGATTTTTTCTCCACTCAACTCTAGTCATAGATATTGCGCCTGTTTTAGCACATGGCTCTCCTTTAGGATAATCATAAAACGGTATGCCTACAAATTCTGAATCAATCCCATACTCCTCTTTTAGAAATATTGAAGTTGCTTTTCTAGGAGTTAATACACGTTTGAAAGATTGATACAGTTCTGCCTCTTTTTTAGAAGGTTCAGCAGTATCATGAATAATTACAGTTGGCTCATTTAGATATTTTACACAATCGTAAAAATGAGAGTCAAGAGATATGATTACAGGATCTTGAATGGCTCTTAATGCCTCTTTTGGAATGTTTTGGTATCTTACTCCAAATCCATAATCTCTTGTTGTCTTTTCTAACTTTTTGGACACCTTATACACTATTTTATTTGGATAGTCCCGGAGGATTAAATGAGAAGCGTAAGTGATCCACCCTCCATATTTTGGCGTTGAGAGGTGTAAAAACTCCATTATCTAAATCCTATATCATATTTGTTGGATTTGGAAGGTTTTACTAAATCACCCCATTTCTTCTGTAAATAATTGAAAGATTTTTCTAAATCTTCTAATTTGTATTTCAATCCTCCTTCAATAGTTTTTTTAAAAGTATTTTTTTCATAGTTAATATCTGTCCCATGAAATTTGTTAATGACATAATTCACCTTGATTAATCCTCCATACTTGACTTTATGTTGAAGGCAAAAATCAGTATCTTCATTTAAAATTAATTCTTCATCATATCTTGGAGTGCTAGGTTTTACTAGAATCATACCGGCAACTGGAGATTTAATTGATTTGGGTCTATTTGGATCATACCAAAAGAGATTAGTGCCTGATGAATTACCGGCTAATTTGAATATGTTAATTTCTCTTTTCAATATATTTACGGCTTCATTGAAAGAAATAGTATTGGAGGTTTTATCATCATAGATGAAACTGAATTCTATTAGATCATCATCTAACATTAGACAGGTTTGATTATTCTTGAAAGATTCTTCCAAAATAGTATTTCTTTGAACTGATAATCCTACTTTACAAGGAATGACTATGGCTCCTTCATCTTCATATTGTTTCACTTCATCTTCTGGAACAAACCAAGTAGGCTTTAGTCCCATTAATTCTTCCTGTTGTTTTACTCTAAAAGCCCGGCTCTTTGAGGGGATTCCAATGTAAACACCTAATTCTTCATTAAACAATTTCTTGAGGTATTTTTCCTTGTAGTCTATGAAGCCTTTTAGTTTCACGTTCAGTTTTTCTTTTCTTAATTCGGTTCAATTCCTCCTCCGGTGATTCGCATTTCCACATCTGCTTTAATGAATAGTAAACAATAGTGAATCGGTATGCGTCCCTGTTTAGATAAGTAATTGGAGTCACTCCATGTAGAATCTTCTGACCATCAAAGAATAAAACAGAATTATCTGCAATTTCTAATCCAATATTATAGGCAGGCATGGATAAATATCCTCCTCTAACATCATGTTTTAGTGCGACCATATTGGAGTAAACGTCACTGAAATTCCCTCTATCAAAGTGATAGTTTAAGGCATTATTCTTGTTAATTATCCCCGAAGTGAATGGAGATTTTTCAATTACCCAATCTGATTTCACCTTCTCATCTATGAGTCCTTTATGAAATGCGTATATTTCCGGACAAAACTCATCATAATAATCTGCTAAATTTTCTGCGTACTTGCAAACTGCTGCGTGTCCTTCTGGATCATCTCTAGCAAAAGCCGTCGTGGAGCAATAATCTTTTCTGATCTGCTCTCTTGGACTAGAGCCAAAGATCTTAGAGTATGTGATTAAACCGGCTGTACGTCTTGCCTTTGAATACTTTTGATTTGTTATAGCCTCTCTAAATTTTAATGGAACAGGAGGCAACCGGAGATATACTGCTTTAATTGAGTCACCTTCTTTGATAATACAAGAATCCCTGATTAATTCGCCAAAATCAGATTCAACTGCTTCACGTTTTACAAAATCGTGTAAATTGAGTTCTTGCTTCTCAACATGAATTACTCTTGGCTTCAATTAATTCCTCCCAAAAATTAATTATCTTATCCGGTAAATTATAACTCCCGTCAATGATTAATTTTTTACTCATTCCCGTTTCTCCTTTTTGTCATGTCTTTATTTTCTTCATTTTCCATAACCGTATTAATTGCAAATTCCCCACAATTAGCACATTTACAAGATATTATTTTATCTTCAATATCTCTTAAATCTCCATTATCAATAAGTTTAAGAATTTCTCCTAAATCTGTTTTCCCGTCTTTAATAGGATAAGTTACATCTTTATTCTTTTGTTTCATGTTCCTCTAGTAATTTGAAAAATATATCTGAATGATTATCCACTCCATATTCTGTCATTAACCTCTCTAAAATTGGTAATGTTTCTTCATATTTATCATTCATCATATAGATTGTAATCTGCTTAATGTTACCTGATAAGAATGACTCCT